TCTAGGTAGATAATAATTAAATCCAACAGACATTGATTCATCTGATGCTAAAATATTTTTAGAACTATGTCTTGCTCCACTATTAGCACTATCATCAAAGTTTCTTCCATCAAATTCAAAAGGTGATCTAGCTCCTTCTGCTACAGTATATGGTGCTACTACAGGTCTAGCATCTACTAAATCTGATAATCTATTTCCATTAACACTTCTTATCTCTTTACCATAATCAAATCCACCATATGAATTAACAGTTGTTATATCTCCAGTATCACTTGTATCATATGTTCCTCTAGAATAGAATACTTTTAATCTTCTGGATGGTGCAGGTATTTCTGGTTTTCTACTAATATTTGATATACCATAAAATGCTCCCACTTGACCTGTTTGGAAAGTAAAGTTTTGAGTAATATTAGATGATCCAACATTAACTATGGTGACAATTGCAGTTACATTAGAGTCTTTAAATTTAACTACTTCACTAGGTTCAAATACAGAATTGTTTAAGTATACAAATCCAATTCCAATATCACTATTTCTAGTTAAATATACACCAACTGCTCCACTTGATTGACCAACAAATCTCTCTCCAATAACTAAATCATTAGTATTTGAGTTAGGACCATCCATTGATCCCATATTTAAACTAGGAGAGTCAGCATCATTCACATCATTTGATTCAAAAATACCAAATATTTTCACAACATCAGGAACATTTAATGATATGATATCATCTTGAACTCTAGTACCAAAAGCAAAATTACCAAAAATTAATCCATCATTTAATGTTGTTCCACCAATACCTGAAGATGAATCAGAAGACCTTATAATATTTACATTTTCTGATACTTTTTTAATTTTTGTTTTAGATGTTACATTACTTTTTCTTAAAGTAGCAATTAATTTTGCACTACCACTAGCAACACTCAATCCTACAAATCTCGCTGTTGCACTAGCATTTGTTAATTCTAATTTGCTAGAATCAATTGCAATTGTATTTCCAAGTGTATCTATTAAAACATATCTTTCCTCATCAAAAGGTAAAAATACCTCTCTATCATCAGCATTTACCAAACTAGTTTTTGAATTTGTTATAGTTACATCAAACTGCCTTCTAATTACAATATTAGAATTAATTAAATCAGCAAATTGTATATTTTTCTTTGGAAATACACTATACAAACTCTCATTATCTGATTTATTTCCTGATCCTAAAGTTCTTTGTATTTCAGTACCAACTAATTCTAAGTTGGATATATCCTCTCCAAATGCAACTCCCCCATCAACAACACCTGTAACAGTGTTAACACCAGTAACAGTTAAAGTGGTATCACTAACACCAATAACTCTATTAATGGTTGATAAAGTTTTATTTGATCTTTTATATCTAATTAAATCATTTGTAGTAACAATGCCTGCAAAAGTATCACCAGCACTACTTACAACTGCAAAACCACTTTCAAAGTTAGCATTAGATGATGCTGCACCTACAGTTCCAGATCCAAAACTTAGAATTTTTTTAGGGATTAAATCTCCACTAAATGTAGCAACACCAACACTACCATATAATGATGCTACATCTGATATTTCATAGTTGTGAATATCAACTGTAAATCTATCATTATCAGTATTTCCATTAAATGATAATCTTTCACCTGGAAAGAATGTTCCTTTTACATCATAAGCAGTAAATTGATTACTATTACTTGTTGCAGTTCTAAGGAAAGCAGTTGCACCACTTGATTGACCTTTGATATGAGTTGGTATTGAAAGAGATATGGTCTCATTAAGAACAAATGATGTATACATTTGTAAATCCCATAAGGATATATCCCATTGATTAGTTGCAGCGTTCTGAGTATTATATGATCCTGTTTCTAAAGCAAAATCATACAATCTAGCGACACCTATCTCTGAACCAGCAGCACCAACATGACCAGCATCTATGACTCTATTTGCACCAGTAGCTGGCACTTGAGTATATGTGCTAGATGGTCTTTTTTCTGATCCAACTCTTTCACTTCTTAAACTTATTGTATTGCTATTATTAAATCCTAATGTAGGTGATCCTGTGACATTGTTTAATTCAAATGAAGGACCAAAACCAAAGTTTAAAGATTGATCTTTTAATGTTTTTACTGATCTTGGTTTAACAACATCAAAATTATTAGCACGTAATAATTCAACATAATATCCTCTAACATATGCTTTACCAGGTGAAACCTTGAAGACCATTAAATCATCAGTTGGTTCATTACCTTGTTCTGTTATCTGTCCCTCATCATAAAGTCCTCTATTTCCAACACCATCATTTAAACATTCTCTGACTGATGTTGTAAAATCTCTACAATAATAATTACCAGATTCATCATATGTTCTTTTTGCTAATTCATCTGCTAAATGATTATATTCAGATCTAACAGTATCTTTTTCAAGAGCACCATTAACAACTTCTGTTAACTGGACAAAATTCTCATCATTCAATTCATCAATATC